TATGACATGATTGTTGCTACTGTAGAGGAATGATTTGACATGAAGTTGCAGCCACAGAACAAATATGTCTTATGCAAGCAGCTTGAGAAAGACAAGGTGCAAGTGAATGAAGGCATAGTCTATGACAAAGAACAACTGCCAATATATGAAGTAGTTGGCGTACAATGTATTCAGGATTCTCTAGATGACTTTAGACTTTCAGTTGGTGATAAAGTGATATGCAATTCAACTGGAACTAAAGCAATTCTAGAGCAATCTGAGTACTACTTGTTCAATATTGAAAACATTATAGGAAAAATACAATGAACTCAGACAGCTATGATACATTATTAGCAGACATTGCTCTTGTAAAAGAGTAGCTTTTTAAGCAGTCAAAAGTGTTAAACTCCATTGAAAATGATGTCAAATTGCTTTTGATGATGTATGGTGGTGATGTTAAGAAAGCAGATGTCAAAGATGACAAGATTCCAATGAGACATCTTGTTGACAATCTTCCAAATGACCGGTTGCTTGATGAATTTGAGCATACTGAAGGAACATACAAAGACTACAGCAGAATGACGCATGACAGTCTCTCTGAAGCAGAGATAAAGTCATTTGAAGCTGGTCAAAAAGGTGAGATATATCGTCCTGATGATGAAGATGAACATCCACCTATGACATTTGCTCAAGCTGTAGAACAGACAGTTGCACGTCGTAAAGGCGGCTTATCTGCAGCAGTTGAGAACTGGCCAACAGATGATGAACTTGACAAGCAAGAAGCTGAAGAACTTAAAGCATACAAAGAACATTTTACTGAAGAGCTGTAATCACTAAACTTGTATATTAAAGATATAAAGGAAACTTATGGAAGACACATTGAAATATTGCAAGATACGTGAAGTCAAGAGTCCATGCAGAGCACATAGCACTGATGCCGGAATTGACTTTTTTGTTCCAGAGAATTTGACATAGGAAGACATGGCAGCTAAGTATGAGAATTCAAGCTGCTGGCCAAAGACAGTTGTTGGTGAGAATGGATGCATATAGAGCTGGGAACTTAAGCCAGGTGATTCTATTCTTATACCAAGCGGAATCAAAGTGAAAGTTCCAGATGGTTACATGCTACAATACCATAATAAGAGTGGAATTGCTTCAAAGCGTGGCTTGATGGTTGGAGCAAATACTGTTGACATTGGCTACCAAGGTGAGTGTCATTTGAATCTCTATAATGTCTCTAACCACAGAGCAATAATCTCTGCTGGCGATAAGATATGTCAAGGAATCTTAGTGAAAATTGGTTTTCATGTTCCTGAAGAGATGAAAAATGAAGAGTCACTCTATGCTGAAGGTATTTCAGACAGAGGTGAAAATGGTTTTGGAAGTTCAGGAACTAAGTAAAGCTAGTTTACATAAAAACTAAGTAGTGATACAATAATGCTGTATAGAAATATGCAGCATTTTCTTTTTTATGACAAAGACAGACAGATACAACAGCTACTTCATGGATGTAGCAATTAGGACTGCGCAGAATTCTTATGCTAGAAGGTCTAAAGTTGGCGCAGTCTTAGTGAAAGACAATCGTATTGTCGCTACTGGATGGAATGGCAGAGTCTCAGGACAGCCAAACTTGTGTGAAGAGTGGAATGAGCATTATGATGGCCATGCGAATCTAGCAGAAGTAGCAGAAGACCAGTATGTCAACTCATACTACTTGAAGACAAGAGCAGATGTCGTCCATGCAGAAGCAAACACAATATACTTTTGCGCAAAGCATGGCATAAAGACAGATGGAACAATTCTCTACATAACTTTGTCTCCATGCGCTACATGCGCACTTGCTATAATACAAGCTGGCATAAAAGAAGTCTACTACCATGAAAAATATAGAGATGACACTGGCTTGAAAGTCTTGAAAGATGCTGGAATAACAACAACTAAACTGTAAAGGAAAGACAATGGATATCACATGCCAAAAGAGTTTTGACACTCCATCATTGCCAGAGCCAGTTGTAAGATATAATAAGATGGTGAAACTTAATGAGAATGAAGACAATGGATGGGTAGATGGTGTAGACAGATGCGCCAAATGTCCAAATGACCCAAGAAATGGTGGCAGTGGAATATGCTTCTGCACAATACCACATATGTATGGACCAAACCGTATAACTTGCTGAAAGGAAACTATGAAAATAACAGACAAACATGTGTTCTTCTACACTGAATGGCTAAGCAACTTCAAGTAGACGTCATTTGTGTGGGAAGCTTTTGGAGAGTCACACCACTTCTTCTGCACTGAGCAAGCATTCATGTGGGCTAAGGCAATGTACTTCAACAGCTTAGAAGAAGCAAAAGAGATTCTCAAGCCGCAGTCAGAAGGAAACACTCCAATGTGGTGCAAGCAGTGTGGCCGCTGGGTGAAGAACTATGACGACAAGAAGTGGAGTTTAGTGCGATACTCATTCATGTATGAAGTGAACATGTGCAAGTACACTCAAGACAAAGAGCTCCAGAAGAAGTTGCTTGACACTAAGTTCGATGGCAAGACATTTGTTGAAGCAAGTCCAACTGACAAGATCTGGGGAATTGGAAGAGGTGAGAATGATCCAGATATTGATGATGAGACAAAATGGCTTGGAACTAATCTTCTTGGCAGAGTCATAACTGACTGCAGAAGGACTATTCTCAAAGACCAAGCAGACAGGATGTATGTCACAAAAGATGAGGATGGCAATCCTGTGTAGAAAGCACTTTACTAAGAAGGAATACAACTAATGGCAAAGAAGACAACAAAAGAAGACTTGCTTAAGTCTGATGAGTTTGACAAGGCAATTGCAGAAGGTGCAGAGTGCAAGAAGGATATGGTGACTTCTTACCGTGTCCAGAACAAGCAAAACTTCAACAGGTTCTATGACGTGATGCTTGAAGCGAATGAAGAGATAAAGAAGATTCTTGACACTAAGAAGAAACTTCGTTCTGACTCTGACCAAGAAGCAGTAGAGAACTTCAAGAAGACTGTCAGAGCAATGTACACTCAAGTGCAAGCTTTGACTGTTGATGAGCATCTTGAAGAAGGCAAGAAGACACGAGTTGAGAAGATTGTCGAGAAGATAATTCCTGTCATTGACATCCTTAGGTATATTGGATGCAATGAACTAGAGAATGAGTTTGCTCGTCGTGGAATGAAGCTCACTACTTCTATGAAGCTTGAAGACAAGTACCCTGAGCTCAACAATGATGACAAGCGCAAAGTGATGAAAGACATTTTTGACACTGCTACTTCAATCAGGCAGAAAGTCATTGATGACAATGACTACATCAACAATGACTTGTTCACACGCAAAGTTCCACTTGGTCTGCAGTATGACAAGTCTACTAACAATGTTGGCTTCAAGACTGGTGACTGGCGCAAGCTTGTTGATGCTAAGGCAAAGCTTATCATGGCATCTTCAGAGGAAGCAAAAGAGAAAGCTGAAGAGAAGCTCGAGCATATTGCTTCTGAGAAACAGTTTGAAGCTGCTCGTGCTGAGTTGGTGAGAGACAAGTTGATAGATTTGAAATAATCTAAATGTGTATACTATATTCAATGAATAAGATAGCTCAGCAATAGCTTAGCTTGATACGGTAGTACCGGAGAAAAACATAAGAATAGAGAAACACAATGAACAGTCTAATAAGCAATGCAATCTACATGGATGACGTTCCAAAGTCTCAATGGAAAGACTATGGAATTGGTAGAGGATATAGGTCAATCTGCTATACGACAGACAGTGACCGCTCAGGCAAAATTGTTCTTTTTGGCTTTGACATAAATGGTAAGCCAACTACATACATCTTTCCGTGGCAAAGTTACATAAAGTACAACTGCAAGTTCAAGACAGATGAGCAGGACATTTATGGAAACTATGTCACTACAAAGTACTTCAAGAACAGCTTTGACAGGTCTAAATACATAAAGAATGCAAATGGCCTGAACATAGTAGAGTGCTTCAAGCCAGAGCAAGAGTTCGCTCACTTCATGTGGGATGAGAACATTCTTGAAGCTGACTTCAACAAGCAGCCACTCAGAATACATTATTTCGATATTGAAACTGAAATCAGTGACCAGTTCATGAAGCCAAGCCAAGCTGACAATCGCATCAACATGATGACGATTTATGACAGCATGACTGAGAAGTTCTATACTTGGTCACTTGAACATGCAGAGATTGACTTCAAAGAAGCTCCGCTCAAAGACTATCCAAAAGACAAGTTTGTGTTCTTTGAGTTCCATAACAATGAAGTTGAGATGCTTGAGCATTTTCTTGCATGGTATGAAGACAACTATCCAGACGTAAACTATGGCTGGAACACTAAAGCATACGATATTCCTTACCTTACACGTAGAATTGAGAATGTTCTTGGCAAGAATGCTGCGAAAATTCTGAGTCCAATTGGAAGATATTTCATCAAAGAAGTCAACCATGACAACAAGAGAGCAGATGTTGCAGCAGAGATTGAAGTGAACATCGATGGATTGTTCATTGCTGATGGACTTGTCTTATACAGAGATAAGTTCATGGTGTCACATCCAGATGGTGGATATACACTCGACAACATTGGTGAAGTTGAAGGATGTGGCCAGAAGATACATTATGAAGGAACACTTAAAGACTTGTATTTGAAAGACTACCAGAAGTTCTATGAGTACAACGTCCGAGATGTGGACCTCTGCAAGAGAATTGACGACAAGTGCAAGATGATTCAGCTTGCTCGTCAGATAACTTCATTTGGCTTGACCGGATATGGTGCAATCTATTCGTCAATTTCATACTTGATTGGTTCAGTAAGTGCATTTGCTAAGACTTAGATGGGTGGAAAGATATTCAACTCATATTTAGCAGAGAAGCACTAGTTTGATGGATTTGAAGGCGCTTACGTATTTCCAACAGAAGCTGGCATATACAGAGGTGGAATTGGATGCATTGATTTTGCTTCACTGTACCCATCTAACATCAGAGCTATAAATGCTTCACCAGAGACATTCATTGGCAAGATTCTCATATACTTCAGAGACGAGGTTGGAAACATCACATGCAACACTAAGGATGAAGCATGGTTCAATCCATTCTCAACTGACAACTCTGTATGGGGTGTGAATGATGAAGGAAGCAGAGTCCGTGTAGAAGTGAATGCTGGAGACCCAGACATCGTCAAGCTCGAGCTTAAACTTCCATCTGGCAAGCGTAAAGAGATAGATCTTGCGACATTGAAGAAGCTCATTGAGACAAAGTGCATCTGGACAGCGAACAACACATTGTTCTTGAAGCATGAAATAAGGTTTGGTGTCATTCCAAAGTGGTGTGAAGTGTTCTATGGCTTGAGAAAGTCAACTAAGAAGAAGATGCTTGCATGCTTCCACAAGCTCCATAATCCAGACATTGTGATGACTGAAGCTGAGAAGCTCCAGACTGAGACTGATGAAGAGAACTACAATACGACTCAGCTTGGCATAAAGTCAATGATTAACTCAATCTATGGATGCATGGGAACAAGCTTTAGTCCAATTGCAAATCCTGACATCGCGCAGACAATCACTCGCCAAGGCAGGTTCTGCAACATAAACACAAGCAAGTTCATTCGTCGCCAGTTTGAGAAGTACTTCAACATTGACTCAAGCTATGTCACAGCAATTTCAGGTGACACTGACTCTCAGTTCATTAACTTGCAGTGCATATCAGACTACCTCAAGAAGAAGAGGAACTTGCCTAAGAACATCAGAGACTGGACAATCAAAGACAAGAAGCTATTCTGGAAGCTTGTCAGCCAGTTCGTAGACAAGGAAGTCAATCCATATGTAAGGCAGCTTGTGCATGACTTCTGCAAGACTACACAGCAGAATGTATTGACTTATGAGCTTGAGTACATGAGTGATGTTGGTGTATATGAGAGCATGAAGCACTATGCAACTCACAAGATATTTGATGAAGGTGACTTGGTTGACAAGATCAAGTATGCTGGAATTGAGTTGAAGAAAGCTCAGGTGCCAAAAGAGATGAAGACATTCTTAGCAGAGATTTATGATGGTGTAATCAACAAAGACTGGGAAGAGTCAGACTACAAGAAGTACATTGAAGAGCTGTACTCAAACTTCAGGAACTACAACATTGACCAAGTGAGCTTCTGGAAAGGCTACAACACAGAGCGTCAAGCTGTAGGATTCTTGGAGATGCAAGTTGGAACTACTGGCATAGCTAAAGCATGCACATACTACAACCAGATAATCGAGAAGCTTGGCTTGAAAAAGCAGTATGACGAGATTCGTGTTGGCGACAAAGTGCGTCTTTGCTACATTGAGCCTGGAAATGAGTATGGAATTGACCAGATTGCATACAAGCCAGGACAATGGCCAAAGGAATTTGACGAGATATTCAAGGTAGACTACAAGAAGATGTTCTTTAAGATAATACTTGACCCATTGAAAGCATTCAGAAATGCTTGCAAGTTCGAGAACATTGACCCTAGCAAACAGGTGGCATTTGACGTGTTTGACTTATAAAAGCAGTTTACATTTAATCAAAGGTATTATATAATATAACTAATGAAACGTGAGGACGTGACAAAATGAGTAAAGTAAGCAGAGACAAGAAGAAAGCTGAAGCTAAGGCTGAAGCCAAGGGAAAGCAGGCCAAGATTGCTAAGTCTAAGGCTAAGAAAGCTGAAAGCACAGCTGAAGTCCAGGCAGAAGCCAAGCCTAGCAAAATCAAGAACTATGGATTTTGCTGCACTTGCAAGCAGTATTCCCGCAAAGCTGGCATCACTTATCCTTGCAAGAAGACTGGCAAGTATACGCCTCGCAAGTCGACTTGTGGAAGTTATAGTTGCAACGCTTAACAGAAAGGAAAGAAAATGGTACGTATTCCAGGATCACATGTCCCTAATGTCAAGAACAGGTCGTCAAAGCACTTGATTCCATTGACAAAAGTCAAGCCAGCTGTCAGGTCAATGTCAAATGCTGCACTTGAAGAGATGGCAAAGGGTGATGGCAAGAAGCGTTGTCGCGTCGCTGACGCTGAACTTGAGCGTCGCAGGAAGAATTTTGACAAGAATGAGGTGCGCCGTGAGCGCGCCCGTGCTAAGGCAGCTGAGAAGAAAGCAGCTAAAGCAGGAAAGCAGTAATGGAAAAAGACCTAAACCAGTTGGGCATTGACTTCCAAACTAAGGACAGGAAGCATAGGCCAAATTATGGCAATCCAGATGGCTTTGAGCCATGTCCTTTCTGTGGAGCAGTGCCTCATCTTAGGGTCGAAGATGATGAAGGAAATTGCCATGACTATGACCCTGACTATGAGAAGAACCCATGGTCTGGTCTTTGGTACGTAATTGAGCATACTCGCGACTATGGCCGCAAAGGTGCACTCAAGAACACAGGTGACATTCCTCATAGCAAAAGCTGCTTGATAGCGACTGAAGGTTTCCAGTGGTATGGACTTGGCTTTGTGCCTCATATTGGCGGCGACAATGCTGTGTTTAAGACTCGCAAAGCTGCAGTCAACTGGTGGAACAAGATGGTGAAGAAAATAAAAGGTGAAAAATGAAGAAAGCAACAATATTCATTGACGTCCAGAAGGATTTCATTAACAAAGCGCTCAAGAATGAGCAGGCAATTGCAGTGATGCCAAATCTTGTTGAGTTTGCAAAAGCTCGCAAGGATGCTGGTGACAAGCTGTATGCTACACGTGACACTCATGAAAAGACAGTGTATGATACTGATGTGCATGCAATACCAAATGTAGCACGTAATCCAGAATCAACACCAATACGTGGATATATGACAACACTTGAAGGTAAAAAGCTTCCAGTTGAACATTGTGTTGAAGGTACTGATGGATGGATGCTTGATAATAGGTTGATGGAAGTGCTTGATGGCGCTTGCACATTTGTCAACAAGCCTACATTTGGCAGCTTTGATCTTGCAGAGATTCTTGCTGAAGATGGTGGTTTTGATGAAATCACTATCTGCGGATTCTGCACATCGATATGTGTTTTAGCAAATGCTGTAATTCTTCGAGCTAAGTTTCCAAATACTAAGATTGTTGTCATGAAAGATCTTTGTGCATGTGTAACTAAAGAAAGCCATAATGCAGCGCTTAAAGTTCTTGAAATGCAACAAATTGAAATACAGTAAATATTTTTAACAGGATGTAAGTTATAAGGAAAACGATAATGAAGATGTCTATTGCTCGCGCTCTCAAAGAGAGGAAGCGCATAATTGGCGAGATGAACACCATCCGCAGCAGGTTGAACGCCAACAATGGTGTCCAGGTGAACATAAAGGTTGATGAGTCTGGCAAGTACAATGCTCCAACTGCAGAGGATATCAACAAGCATCGTAAGCTTGATCCTAAGGTTCTTATGGAGCAGTGGTATGCTCTTCGTGAGAAGCTTATCAACTTGAAGGTGAAGCTTCAGGCTGCAAATAATGGAATTGCAAAGCAGCTTGTTGAGCTATCTGAGCTCAAGAACGAGCTTTCAATTGTAGACAGCCAGTGCTATGGAAACAGCAGTGTTGAGTTCTACACTGAGAAGATGGTGCGTGTGTATGACTATGTGTATGATGAGGCTTGGCATCTTGCTAAGGTCGATGAGCTCCGCAAGTTGATCAATGACTTGCAGGATGAGATTGACGAGTACAATGCTACGCATTTCATTGAAGTAGCATAAGTGATTTAGAGACCGCAGGATAGTAGCGCAAAAATGCCTTTCCACCATTCGGGAAGACGTTCACTTATCAAGTGAATTCCATGACAAAAGCAACGACGCTGACAAAGAGGTAAAGACTTAAGGTTAATTGATTCAAAATTCAAATGTCAAACGTCAAGACTCTAAGCTTTAGTCGCGCTATTTTGAATGTAATCTCTCTGAGAGAACAGTAAACTCCGACTTGCCGCCGTAAGCGGCATTTTTCATTATGCTAGCTGAAAAATTTTACATATCGATTTATGAGCCAGAGCATGACAGGACTTCATTTCTTGAAGATTTGAAGCCAAATGCTAATAGAGAAGTTGAAGCAAATTTCACTGGCAGCATTTGGGCTGCACGTGAGTTTGACTGCTTAGCTGATGCACAGTGCTTCTGCAAAGTGCTTATAAGCAACTATGTCAAGCGTTTTGTCTATCAGTATAACCAAGTTATAGATGACTCTAACAGGCAGTATGTTGAAGTACAGTTGCACCAGACTGGTGGTGAGAAGAAAGAAGAGCCATTTGCTATATGGGGTGTAAGCTGCTTGAACAACAACGAAGTTATTATAACATAAAGTTGCAAGTTTATTTTTGCGCAGCATTATGATAT